CCGCCCGCTTTTTCTTCGCGTCCTCGCCGCTCATGTCGAGATCGGAGTTCTCGCCGGCCACCAGGGCCGACTCCTCGATCCGTTTGCCGATAGAGGCCAGGATCCGGACAACGACCGGCTCGTTTGCGAACCGCTGGACAAATTGCTGGACCTCCTCCTTTGCGCCCCCAAAGGTCCGTAAAACCTTATTCGCCAGGTTGACGTTCGCGTCGAACTTGTCGCCCCATTCCTTCTTGAGGGTGTCCACAGCCTCGGAGTGTTTGTTGTTGTACCCCGCGACCATGCCTTTATAATTGTCGACGATCATATTATGGTAAAACTTATAGACCGCGCTCGCCTGTTTCTGAGAGAGGCCGTGATCGTGGGCGTACTTCCGAAATTCCTTCTCCATCTTCTCGTCGTACTTGAGGCCCTGGGGAAGTTCGGGCTTCTCCCATTGATAGCCCTCAGGATCCTTCGGCCGTCCGCCGGCTTCGTAGTACCTGGCCCAGGCTTCCGGCGTGTCGTTCGCGCCCCTGGGGATCACCATCTTTTCGCCGCCGAGCATCTTTTGGCTCGCGACATAGCTCTTGACGAGGTTCCCGAACCCGTCCTTTGATTTCAAGTCGAACATCTTGAGCGATGGTTCGCTTGCCAGCTCCGCCGGTATGTGTGTTGAAAAGTCTATCGACGCCGCTGCCGGAGGCGCTCCCGCTCCTGGTCCGCCCTGATTGCCCGTTGCCGGATCAGCCATAAATAACCTCCTTCAATATTTTTTCCCGATCAGCCCGCGGATCTCCCGCGGCGCATTTCTCTATAATCTCCAGGACGACGGATCTCTGGCCCTCCTGGAAGGCCATGGCCAGCGCGTCCATCAGGTCATGCGTGGCGAAAAGATTAAACTTGTTCGCCAGGTAATAGAGGACGTTCTTTCCGTAATCCGGCGCGAAAGTCTGCCGGAAGTCGAGCCGGATCTGAGCCTCGATCTTCCCCAGGATATCCGCGCTTTCCGTGGTTATGGGTCCCTTCTTGTCAGCCATTCACTTACCTTCCCGCTTTATTCTTTTTAATTGCTGCAGCGCATACGGGTATCGAAACAAGGCATGAAAGCGCGAGCAGCAGTAAGAGCATTGAACCGCCAAGTAATGCCTTTTCTTTTTCCCTGGTCTCCTCCCGCGCAATCTTCCCAATCATAAACCCTGTACCCCCTTGTGCTTGTTATTCTGCCGGAGCGGCTAACTCCACTTCTCCCGCAAAGCCGTTGAGGAGGATCGCGGCGGCTGCTCGAGGACGGCCTTTTTGATAAAATCCTCCGGCAATATTCCTTGATTACCCGCACAGAGTTCGATTTCCTTTACCGCCACGGGATCAGGCATTATCTGATATACGCCCGCGGTAAGGCTTGCTTGCTCGTCGGCCCTCGTCCTCAATTCCTTATCGAGCGCTTCCAGCGCCTCGGTTTTGACCTTTTTCTTTGTCATGCAACAAGACTCCTTTTGTTATTGGACCGGAGCCGCTTCCATGCCTCCGGCGTTCATCATGGCCTGGCCGATGGATCCCTCCTCGACGGGCCGCTGCAGCACAGGGCCGACTTTTGCGGCCATGTCCGCTTGCATCTGTTCTCTTTGCATCTGTTCCATTTCCGCCTGTTTCGCAGCCCTGGCCTCCCGCAGCTCCCGCACTTTGTATTCGGGATTCATGAATATGGTCGGCGTCCCGAACCGCTCCGCCACCCCGCGGGCGATCTTGTCCAGGTCGAAATTGTCCATAATCGACGGATCCCGCTCCGCCAGCGGCGATACAAATTGAAGGGCCTGGCCGGCTGCCTTCGTTTCAAAGCTCCGCATGGCCATCGCGAGCTTCGAGATATAGAGAATGTCCAGGCTTTGCCCGATGAGCGCCTGGGGCGGAGGCGCGAGATACGATCCCATCTCGTCGCCGCGGTAAAGCATCCAGAACACGCGAGCCAGGAGAGGGTCAAAGAGTTCGGTTTGCAGCCGCCCCAGCGTCGGCCCCAACAGGACCAGCCTTTCCTCTACTAATTCCAACACCTCCGTGGCAGTTTTGGTCCTCGGTTGTTGAGCAAGTAATGTAAAGAGATCCGCGAAGAACAGGGACATGATGAAATCCCGCCGCTGGTTCTCGTAGGCAAGGTCAAACTGCGTCGCGTTCGGACTTAACATGTACTCAGGTTTCCCGCCTGGCTTGTAATAGGTCACGCCCCCAGGGACGAACCGTTTCGGGTAGAGCGCCATCTCGTCGGGAGCCAGGATCGGCGGATCTGATCGCTTTTGGTGCATCTTAATGTCGGATTTGCTGAATTCGTTGACCATCTTGACCTCGGCCAGGGCGTCGATTCCTGGGCCGGATCCGTAGACGTGGCCCGATTGTTTCGCCCAGCGCGGCACAAAATAGGGGAATTCCTCAAAGCCGCCCTCCTCAAGCTGGCTTTTCTGCTGGCGTTCCACATAGAGCGATACCCAGGGCATATTTGTCTTGTCCCACAGTTCGGGATCCCTGTCCGCCCGCGGATAAACCGCGTGAAGCACCTCGACCAGCTCCTCATGGGTTCCGGCGTCATATTTCTTCCGGACGTCCTCGGAACACTCGTTGCCCCAGGCCTGTATACACCCGCGGACCGTGAAATGTTCGGACCGGATCACCGTGTCGACCTCGCCGTCGGCGTCCTCCTCGATCACGCACCGCGATACGTCAAAGGCCTTGAAGTTCAAGAGCCGGCCCTTGTTGCGCCTGGTCAGGATATTCCCCAGGTACATGACGCCGGTCCCGAAGGCCGGCAGATCCGTATAGATTTCATGGGCCATCATGGAGAAGTTCGATGTATTGATCGCGTCTTGCATCCGTTCCGACGTGTCCCGCAGCCAATCCTTGACCTCGGCCTGGTCCGCCAGGTCCTTCCGTTTCGTCGTCAGCATGAACCAGGGCGCGCTCGGATTCGTTAAGTGTCCATAGAGGCCGTTCGCGCATATCTGGAGGGCCTTGATCGCCGTCCCGTCGTAGATCTGCGCCATGCGCTTCTGCCCTGGCTCGGTCTGTGTCGTCACCGTGGCCCTGTGCGGCAGCATATAGTCACATATTTCCTGGAGTGTTGACTTGAGCGTCGACTTTTTCCCGTCCAGGGTGTCATATTTTTTGATGATCTTCTCGGCCTGATCCGTTTTCATGATTTCGCGGCCCTCCCGTGGCCGGAGAGGATTCCCTTTTGAAGGCCGATATCCTCATATTCGCCGCCGCGGATCTGTTTGAGTTCACCGGCGTAACGCTTGCCTTTCTTCGCCGCCTGGCCGCCCCGTACGAGGAGCCACGCCTGGCGCTGAGCATCGGACCAATTCTCCCAGCCCGCGGGGTATTCGGCCTCTGCCGGCACTTCCGGCAGATCCGGCGCTTTGGTATCTTGAAGAAGGTTATAGGCAGAACTCGCCAGGGACACGACAGACTTCGCGTTTTCCAGACTCAGTATGCCTTCACCGGCTGCCTTTGCCGGCTCGCCTGGACCGATCCCCGCCTCGGCCTTGTATGCCTCAAAGTCCGACACGTCTGCGCTCCCCTCCGGCGGAGGCGTGACGTTGCCACCGGCGCCGAGAATTCCCTCTTCTCCGCCAAGGAGTCCGCCCTCCTCAAAATAAGGGTCATAAACCTCGCCCTGGATCGTACCGTAGGAAGGCTCCTGTAACATCACCCCCTCTGATCCCATCGCGTAAGCCATGGCCGCAGCCATCCCCGCATTAAGCAAGGCCTCCTTTTGTGATCCGCCCTTTATGTCAGTCCCGATCTTCGCACCCGCAGCAGCGCCGCCAGGGCCGTAGAGGACACCGCCGACGGTCGCACCGATCTCAGGAGCATGGGGCCGTATTTCTTTCGGTGTTGCCTCCTCGCCGAGCGCCCGCGTTGAGTCCTGGACGATGTTCCCCGGATCTATGGCACGCGGGACAATCTCCTCGATCCCGCCGCCTTCCTCAATCGCCTTGTATACGTCATGGCCGGCGCCGGTCAGGAGCGACTTATAGGTTTCATCGGTAAATACAGGCGCGAAAACTCTGCCAGGCCTTCCGAGTGCATGAGCTATCGTTTTTCCCGCTCTTGAGGAGCCAGGCGCGAAAAGGTCCGACCAGCCAAAGCTGCCGCCAAAGAGGCCGCCTTCATCCGGCGGGATCTCCGAAGGCCATTGAGCGGGGCCGCCTTTTAATATGCCGGTCATGGGACTTCGGCTCGCGATGTATTCCTGTTTGTTCACCCCTTCGGGTACGATAAGGATCATTTTAACGCCTCCCCAACGGATCATAGTCCGTTGATTCCGCCCGTTCCCTGTACTTTGATAGGGCGAGCGGGTCATAATCATCCGTGAAATTCTGGACCGTCCGGAACGCATGGCCGAAGGTCGCGACGCCCACGCGCTCACACGCGAGATCGAAATAGACCGTCGCGTGCCGGTAATGGTCGGCCCCCAGGGCCTTGTAAACGTATGTCTGGCCGCCGGAACGATCGACGATAAGCACCTTGACGATGTTCGTGGCCTCGTCGATGTACTCCTCGACCTCCAAGCTCCGGCTCGGCAGCTCAAAGATCCTGGCCCTGGCCGCGGTCTGGCCGGTGATAAGTGCGTGCGTCCGGTCCAAAAGCTCCGTCCTGTTACCGACGACCTCGCGCCGTTCCATGTCCCAGCGCGGAGCGCCCCGCTGGCCCTCCTGGTAGTCGCAGAGAAAGACGCTGTATGGCTCGGCGTTCGCAAATTCGCGGGCCTTGTGCTTCTCCGGCTCGCCGTCGATCACGGCGCATTGAACGCCGAACCGCAGGGCGATGTTGTGGAGGTCATTCCATTCCTTGACGCGGGCCAGGTAAATGATCTTTCGGGTATGTTCGTTAGGCCGGATCCCGACGACGACATGGAGCCAGGTCCCGACATCGACGCCCATCGCACATGGGCCG